GCCGACTTCGCCTTGCGGTACGCGGCGCGCTGCTTCGGCGACATCTTCGCCAGCTTGGCCTTCTCGGCGCGGCGGTCGAGGATGCGCTGCGCGGCCTTGCCGAGAGATTCCCTGTGCCGCTTCGCCCGCTTGTCGAGGGTGTCCTGTTCGCGGGTGTCGCGGTCTCCGGCCTGTTTCGCTTGGGCGTTGGTGCGGGCGGCGTCCTTGAGGGTCTGCTGGTGGGGGCGTAGCGCCTTGCGGTATCCGGAGATGGCCCGGCGCGCCATGGCGGCCAGTTTCGGGTTTGTCCCGGCAGCCTGGGCGGCGACCTGCTCGGCGCGGGTGATGGCGTCGGAGAGGCCCTTGACGGCGGTTTGCGCCACCTGGGCGGGCGTCTTCTTGGTGGCGTCCTGCGCGCCGGGTTCGGTCTGGCCGCGCTTCTGGCCCTTGCAGAGGCCGGGCTTGTGGGTCTGCATGCAGAACCTGCCGTCGTCACAGGCGGCCTGGAAGAGGGTGACCATCGCGGGGTCGACCGTGCCGTCCGACAGGTCGGGCTTCGGCCGCGACTCGGCGATCATGGCTGCGCCCAGGTACTGGCGGTTGCCCATCTTCGTCGGTTCGTTTTTGATCTCCAGCAGTTCGACACACCGGCAGTTGATCACCTCGTGCGGGGGCCCGGCCGGGTCGTGCGGGAACATCATCCGGTAGCCCGCGTGAGGGTTGTCGCCTTCACGGGCGCCGATGATGAAGGGCTGGTTCCACGGCTGGACCTGGCCGTCGGCCTCGACGTGATCCGGCCGGGTACGGGAGTCTTCGGTGGCAAGCCAGCGATGCACGTACTCGGTGCCGGGGTCGTTGTCGGCGATCATGGCGAAGGCGTCGTGCAGGCCGCCGTTGTAGGCGCCTACGACCTCGGTCCGGGCGACGGTGCGGGCCCTGTTCTTCCACGTCTGCATGTCGGTGTCGTCGAGCAGCGCCTGCACTTGTGCGGTCACGTCGGGAATGCTTGCGCCGTTGACTGTTGCCGCGTCAATGACGTGCGAGACCAGGCCGAACACCTCGTCGGGCACAGCCGACAGCCGGTTTTCCCGCTGGGCGATCCAGTTACGCACGAACGGGCGGGACTCGAACAGCGTGTCGTCGGCGAACAGGTCCCGGTACGGGGCGGCCAGCACCTCGCGTGCCACCTGAGCGGTGTACTGCGCGGTGAGCGCGGCCCACTTGGGGGTCTGGCTGAAGACCGTCAGCGGATCCGGGATCAGGCCGAGCCTGGCGACGCCTCCGGCAAACATGGCCGTCTTCACGGCGGCCAGCCACTCGGTGATCATCTCCAGGTATGCCTCATACAGGGGCGGCTCGTACTGGGCGAACACCTCCACGGCGGCGGCCTTCTGCGCGTCAGCGCTGGGCAGGGGGGTCGGCTGGGACACGGGCGGAACCTCCTCGCAGCTGCTTGATGGCCCAGATGATGCCTGCCACCTCTTCGGACGTCAGTTCGGCACCGTGCCCTAGCTCCTGCTTCGCCTTGAGCGCGGCGAGCCCGGTGGCGAAGCCCCTCACCAGTGCCATCTGTTCGGGGGTCATTGCTGCCACCAGGCGACGAGCATCAGGGCGGCGCCGTCGGCGATCAGGGCCACGGCGGCGACGGTCAGGACGGCGAGGATGCCGTGGCCATCCCGGTCTGTTGTCACGCGCGGTGATCGGCGGTGGGTGCCAGCCCGGGGATCCGGGCACTTATACCCGCCAGTAACATCCTTTTGCCCGTTTCCCGTCACGCTGCGTGCAGCTTTCGACCGGTACACCCGGCCGCCCGGAACGTACGGCACATCGATCATGGCGCCAGATCCCCCCGCGCCTGATATAGCGTCGCCCGCAGCAGTCCCGTCTCATGCGCGACACCCCGCGTCAGCAGCTCCGTGCAGTAGCCGCCCAGGAGCTCTTCCAGCGCGTCAGGATCGACGCTCAGCTCCAGGGCCTGCTCTCGCACGTACGTCCACGCACCGGCCAGCAGGGCGGGCACGCGGGACTGATCCGGCACGACCTGGGTGTGCAGCTCGTGCTTCGGCACCCCGTAGCGGGTGCGTTGCGGACCGGCGACGAGACGCCCCCCGGCCAGCTCCAGCGCCCGGCGCACGGCGGCGTCGGCAGCAAAGAACAGGGCCGCATTGCCGAGCGGATTCAGGGCGGACGCGGCCAGCGCGCCCAGCTTCTGCCCCCTGCCCGGAACGGCACCGGATTCCGCCTCTGCGACAGATGGGAATTGCGGCAGGCCGCGAGCTCCGGCATCGGCCGGTTCGCCGCCTGCCGTGTCGTAGCCGGGGTCGCCCGGCATGAGGTCGCCCGGTGGGGCCGGGGCGGCGGGCGCGGCGGGCATGCTGATCTGCGGCAGCCCGAGGATCTTCTGTACCTCCGGGTCGCCCGCGTAGGCGGGCTGGGCCAGCACGAGGGCCTTGACCAGGTTGTATTGCAGTTCCTTGTCGTCCGGGGCGTCGTCGTCGGTGAACGCGGCGTTGTCGCGGGCGGCTTTCGCGGAGATGTATTCCTTCTCGGCGAACTGCATGGCCTGTTCGGAGCGGTTGGGCCGCACGGTGAGGGCGGCGATGTCGAACCAGAGGGTTTTCTTCTCCGGGTTTTTGACTCCGGCGGCCTTGAGGGCGGGCTGGAAGTAGCCGATGTTCAGGGCGTCCGCGAGCTGGATGAGTAGCGGCTCGATGTGGATCTTGATCGAGGATTCCTCGATCTGCCACGACGACCAGTGATTCGACCCGCCCATGCCGGTCAGCACCTCGGGCGGAATGTCCAGCGACATCGCCATGCGGGCGACAGCGTCCTTGCGCATCTGGGAGATGTGCTCGGAGATGGTCGAATCAAACGTCAAGTGTTTGATCTTGTCGAGGGCGTCGACCGCCACCTGCAAGATGATCGGCACCACGGCGGCAGCGTTGTCGCGCTGCTGCATCGACGTGGCCATGGTGCGTTGCAGCAGGTCAGCGAAGCCCTCCACGCCCGAACGCTGCGGCACACCCGGCGTCTCCTGCGGCGGGCGCGGGAAATCGATGTTGTCGGGCAGCAGCAGAATCCCGGCACCAGCCAGGCGGGAGTCAAGCTCGGCGAACACCCGCTTCGTGCACTGCTCCAGCTCCCGCAACACCGGCAGGATCGAGCGCACCGTCGAGTCGGCGGCGTCGTGACGGCGCGGGTGCGGATTCCAGCAGCGGATCAGAAGATCCTTCTGCTTGTCCAGCTTGTAGGTGCCCCCGCCGTGGGTGATCGAGCGGCGCACCATGATGTCGTCGCCGCGCCGGAACACCTCCGAGGAGGAACACACGTACCACTTGTCGGTGCCCACTCCGCCGTCAACGGCCGACTGGTATCCCTCCGCAACGACGAAGACGTCCCCGGCGGTCATCATGTTGATGCCCATCAGGCGTTGGGCCTGGGCTTTCGCGGCGGGCGAGCCGAACATCGTTTCGGCGATCGTCTTGGCCTGATCGTCGCTGGTCTCGTCGCCTACGGTGCCGTCGTCGGCGATGTCGGCGGCGTACATGCGGCAGCGGCTGATGGAGTTGCCCATCCAGTTCACGACGAACCGCATTTCGCCACAAATGTCGTAGTGGCGCCATGCCTCCCACTGCCAGCGGTGGTCGCCGAGCTTGAACATCTGCCAGGAAGCGGCGTCGCCCAGGTTGATGGGGACGGCGGCGGCCACCAGGGCGTTGCTTGGGCGGGTGCCGGGTCCGTCAGTCCCCCCGGCGGGCACAACCCTGCGCTTGCTCAGCAGGCCCACTCGGTCACCCCTTCACGCGCGCCAGCGCACCGGCCGCAGCGGACAGGGCCAGCCCGAGGGCGGGAACGAACAGCCACGGCGAATTGCCGTAAGCGTAGATGATCGGGGCGGCGGGGATGGCAAGCCAGATAGAGATGCACCAGGGGCATAGCACCAGGTAGGCCAGCGAGTCGTGGCCGCGTTCTTTGAGGGCGCCAGCGAGGGCGTCGCGGCGCCTCTCGGTGATCGTGTCCTTAGTGAGCAGGATGACGAGGCGGGCGAAGGCGAGCAGGTAGGTGGCATATAAGACAGAAGAGCCGGGCATGGCCACCATGGTAGGTGGTCAGCCCGGCTCTGCCGGTCGGCGGTGTGCTAGATGCATGTGCCTTTGCAGTGGTAGCCAACGCATCCGTTTCCGTGCTTCGCGTTGATGAACGGCTCGCAGTGGGTGCAGGTGCAGGTGTTCACGGCCCGCTTGTTCGAGGCTTCCGCGAGCTCGGCTATGAGTGAGTTGACGTCGTTGGCGTTCAGGCATTCCATCTGCTCGCTGTATTCGTTCAGCGAAAGGTAGCGGGTGACGATCTTACGAATCTGCTGCTCAGTCATGGGGAGCCTCCTCGGTTCGTCTGCGTACAGGTGGGACGGTCAGAACCTGTCGGGGCCGCCGAACTGGCGGGCGTTGTTGGCCTTCAGGTTGGCCATGCGGCGGGCGTACCGGCGGTGTGCGGCGCGGCGGCGGAGCCGTGTGGTAGCCGCCTGCGCGAGCCAGAGGAAGGCCAGCAGGGCGGGAACGATCAGGAACGTCCAGGCGGGGTAGCTGCCGCATCCGGCGGTGAGCGCTTCGATCTGCATTTCGTCTCCCTCGATCTGTCTGCTGACAGCATACAGCCCCACCGCCCACCAGGACAATGGGGCTGCAACCGATTCGTCAGCGACCGGTGGCCACCTTCGCGATGCGGTAACTCTCCTCATCGAACAGGACCAGCCGGGCGGTCTTCACCTTCGTGCGGGCCGACAGCAGGGCGGTCAGGGCCTGCCGGACGGCGTCCTCTTTCGGCCAGCCGTAAACACCGGCCGAGATCAGTGGAAAGGACACGCTCTGTGCCCCTTTGGCATCGGCGATGGCCAGGGCCTGGACGTAGCAGCTACGCAGCACATCCGAGCGGTCCACGTCCGGGTTGTACACGGGACCGACGGTGTGGATCACCCACTGGGCGGGAAGACGACCGGCGGTGGTGGCCACGGCCTCACCGGCGGGCAGGCCGTGACGGTACTGGCCTGCGCGCAGCTGGCGGCAGGCCGCGAGGATGGCCGGGCCGCCCGCGTGATGGATGGCGCCG